CGTGATGTGTTTTATGGAATGTGGCCTCAGACTAATACCATTATGGATACTCTTTTAAGAGGTGATAATTCATCAGGCCCATTCACAGGACGCATTACTGCACCTTCAACTGGGTTACCGTTTCTTATGCAAAGAAGTATTAATATCAATTGTGTAGATATTCTTGGTACTTCGATGATAATGGTAGATGTTCCCATTGATAATACAGTTGGAAATCTTACTCAAGCAAATGTTCCATTAATTCCTCCATTTGATACAGTACTAGATCCAACTAATTTTATAAATTATGTAACGGGTGAGTTTACTGTAACATTCCCATCAATTACTCAAGTAATGGCCCCTGTATGGTTTGAAGGAATTCTTTTCCAGCCTGGTAAACCACTTGGTATGCTCTACTATGATAATAAATTCACTATTAGACCAGTACCCGATAAAACATATGGAATTCAGTTAGAAGTTGATGTGAGGCCTACTGAGCTAATAAATTCAACAGATGTTCCACAGTTAGAACAATGGTGGCAATATATCGCTTATGGAGCGAGTAAGAAAATATTTGAAGATCGTATGGATAATGATTCTGTTGATCTCATTATGCCTGAGTTTAAAACTCAAGAACGTCTAGTGTTAAGAACTACACTTACCCAACAGGCTAATGAGCGCACGGTAACTATCTACACACAAGGTAAAAATTACAATATAGGCGGCTGGTTTGGTGGCGGTTGGCCTTATTAAGGAGATATCATGGCTTTGATTCCTGTTCCACTCGCTGGTCAGACATTAGCTGCTAGTAGACCAGATATTAATGGTAACTTCTCTACTATTGATACAGCCTTTGCAATTGATCATGTTGGCTATAATTTACCTGGCCAAGGCCAACACAATAAGATATCTTTCCCTGTACAAGTTCCTGTACCGGCTCCTCAAGCTGGTATTGTTCAACTTTATTCTGTTTTATCTGCAATAACTAATCAGCCAGAATTGGTGTTCACGCATCAAGCTGGTTCAACTGCTCCAGCATCTGCACGAATAGTGGAGTTTACATCAGCAGGATGGGCTAATCCAGGTTGGACTCGATTACCATCGGGTATATTACTCAAGTGGCATTCAGGTATTAATTTCGCAAGCATGAATACCATTGCTATAAATTTGAATACTGATGTTCCCGGATCGCCTAATTTTACAACACTATTTTCAGTATTTAATTCATCTACGAGTAATACTAAATACAACACTGTTGTAAATATAAAAAGTATCGTAAGTACTACAGTAACTTTTCAACATAATGGTTTAGTTGATGCACCTGCAGGTTATACAATTGCTTATTTAGCTATAGGAATATAACATGCCAGATCGTTTTTTTATTGCACCTTACGAAGAAAATAGTGGTTTGCAATCTAATGTAAAACCCTGGTTGATCCCTGATGAGGCATTCTCTCAATTGAATAATGCTTATGTTTTCAGAGGACGCGTAAGAAAACGTTTTGGATCACGATGGATTGGTGAGAATTCATTAGTTTCTCGTTTAAGAATTAATATAGGAACTATTACTGCGGGCACCTTAGCTGGTAATTTAAGAACAATATTAGTTGATGCTGGTATGCCGACAGGAATAGGTCAATCGTTTAGTGTTGGCACTATTATATTCACTGTTTTCAATCCTGCATTAGGTGACCAACAAATGTTGCGTAGTGATAATTCAGTTGCTCCAGCAACCTACAACCTGACAAATTCAGATTTTAATATTACTGGCGTTGCGTTGCCTGATGGAACTGATGTTTTTTTCTATCCAAATTTACCGGTAATGGGTTTATTAACCTATGAACAAAGTTCTATAAATGACGAGTTTGTAATAGCTTTCGATACACGATATGCCTATCAATATAATGGTGGGTGGCTAAGGCTTGCCAATACAGGTGCTGCTGCAGTATGGACTGGAGATAATTCAGAGTTCTTCTGGGCAACTACATGGAGAGGAGCAAATGCTTCTGATAGAGTTTTTTTTGTAACTAACTTTAATATACCTGATGGGATTCGTTATTTTTTTGCTAATACATGGAATTTTTTCAATTATTACTTTAGTAAAGGTGCTTCACTAGGCAATACTAGTGGAATTGGTGGAGCAGCTGGTGTAGCTCCAGCACCGAGAGCTATTGGCCAAACTTTTGTTATAGGAAATACTTTATTTACTGTTGTTGTTGCTAATGGAGCTCTTGCGGTGAGTAGTTTGACAACTGATGCTCCAGTAGGTACTGGTACATTTAATATTGCTACAGGGGCATATGTTTTTGTAGGAGCACAAATAAACTCACCTATTTTTTATTCTGATGGCAATCTTATTAATACAGCACGTATCATCGTTCCTTTTAAAAATAGATTACTCCTATTTAATACCGTAGAAGCAGGGATTTCATATTCTAATAGATGTAGATACTCTCAAATAGGTTCTCCTTTAGATCCAGCAGCTTGGTTTGAAGATATCCCGGGACGGGGAAATACTATCGATGCATCAACATCTGAAGCTATTATAACGGTAGAATTTGTTAAAGATCGTCTTATAGTATTTTTTGAACGATCAACATGGGAATTGGTATACACTGGCAACCAAGTACAACCTTTCACATGGCAACAGATTAATACCGAGCTTGGTGCAGAATCGACGTTCAGTATTGTTCCATTTGATAAAATTTGTATTGGTGTAGGAAATGTTGGGATACATGCATGTAATGGATCAAACGTTGAACGTATTGATGAAAAGATACCTGATACTGTATTTGAAATTCATAACAATGATCAAGGAGTGTTCAGAGTTTATGGAATCAGAGATTATTATGTTGAAATGGTTTATTGGACTTTTCCTAGTATTGAGGCTAATACTACTTTTCCCTACCCTAGCAGAGTACTGATTTTTAATTATAAAACAGGTACATGGGCATTTAATGATGATTCAATAACTTGCTTTGGATACTTCCAACCAGTAAGTGGTATCACATGGGACTCTGTAACAGTTACATGGGATGATTCAACAACATGGGATAGTGGTTCTATACAAGCTAAGTTTAGACAAGTTATTGGTGGTAATCAGGAAGGTTATACATTTATTTGTGATGCCGATGAAGCAACCAATGCGGCTGTTTTACAGATCACCAATATTACCCTTGTTGGTGTAACTACTACTTTAACAGTAATTCAACATAATATTAGCTTACAAGATGGTGCTGATAATGATACTTACATTTATATACAAGGTGCTACGTGGTCAGATGATTCTAATAGTTTAAATAATAAGATATTTCAAGTTATTAGAATTATAGATGCGGATACATTTGAGATATTGGTAGAACCTGAAGATCAATTTACGGGAGTATATAGTGGCGGTGGTTTAATTTCTCGCGTGAGCAATATATCCATCAAGACTAAGGAATATAATTTTTACGCTAAACAAGGCAGAAATGCATATATTTCTAGAGTAGATTTTATGGTAGATAAGACTTCTGCAGGTCAGATTCAGGCAGAATTTTTTGTATCAACTTCTGATGTACCATTATTAGCTGACAGCTTTGGTGATGGTGAATTATTGGGTACAGGAACATTAGATACTTTTCCATATATAGAATTACCCATACCTATTTTTCCATACACAAGCGTAAAAGCACCTATACCATTTGAGAAAAATGCAACTCGTTTATGGCATCCAGTTTATTTTGATGCAGACGGTGAAGTTATTCAACTACAATTAGTTATGAATGCTGCTCAAATGAAAAATGTTGCTATTAGAGAATGTGATTTTGTTCTACATGCCATGTGTATTTCGGCTCAACCAACAAGTTATCGATTCCAGTAAGGATAAATATGAATAAGACGACACAAGAAGTTATGGATTCAGTTAACGTTTTAATAAAGTTTTTTGATAATATGCCAATCTTATTAGATAATTTCCCTGAAAGCGAACAAGATCTTCAATTGCTTGAATCATATGTAGAATATGAAATTAAAAAAACATTGAAAGATATTATCCATATTGAAAGATTATAATGGCATATTCTCGTGATCAACAAATAAATACTGGATCCTATGTTCCAACTACTAATGTGTGGGATGTATCACAACTATATGAAGTAGACGTAACTAGTCCAGAATTTAAAGAATTATTGGTACGACTTTATCAAAATATTAATAATATTGCGCTTGTATTAAATACTAAATGTACTGGTTATTATATTAATGAACAGTTTGTGAGTGGGAAGTTATTTTTCAACCCTGCTTCAAGTGATCCACTTAAATTACGTTCTGGATTTATTAAAACAGTTAATACTGGCATTTTACCTGCTGGTATCACGGCAGTTAATCATGGTATTGAAGTAACAAGCATGTTAAAGTGGATGTTTATTTATGGTGCAGCAACTGACACCGTTACATTGGTTGGATATCCATTGCCATTTGCTAGTGTTGCGGGTAATGATATTGAAGTGAGTGTTACTGCAACTCAGATACTTATAAATAATAACTCTGGTGTTACATTTACTGATTCGCAAGTAACTCTTGAGTATTGTAAGTTCTAGTTTAGTATCATTATTAAAAATTAAAGGAGATATAATGGCATATGATTGGAAAAATATTACCCAACAACAATTACAAGGTCAGCCTCTATTAAATGGACCTACTGGAATGAATGCTTTAGCAACAATGAACCCTTCTCAACAACTGAGAACTGGAAAAAACCCTAATCCTCAATTTCCTCGTGCACGTAATGCCTGGGAAAATATAAAGGAAAAAGGAGGTCATGCTGCATTAGGAGGAGCTGGTGGAGCTGCTACAGGTGCTGCAATAGGAAGTATGTTTCCTGTAATTGGTACTACCATTGGTGCTGGCGTAGGTGGTTTAGGTGGTATTCTTGCAGGTCTATTAGCTCCAAAGTTTTCTTTTGGAGAAGAAGGTGGCGTTGAACAACATTCAAATATGACTCCAGAGCAACAAAGTATCATACAATATCTTATGCAATTATCCCATGAGGGATTACAAAATCCTTATGAAGGATTCGATCCTATTGCACAACAAGCACGAACTCAATTCAGTCAAGAGACAGTTCCTGGTCTTGCTGAACGTTTTACATCAATGGGTAATAATGCTCTAAGTTCTGGTGCATTTACTTCTCAATTGAATCAAGGTCGTGCAGGATTAGAAGCTGATTTGTCAGCACAAAGAGCACAATATGGTCAACAAAATAAACAGCAAATGATTCAGACTCTTTTATCATTATTGCAACCTAGATCAGAAAATATTTATAGACCACGGCAAGCTGGTGCATTTGAGAATTTAGCTCACACCGGATTAAAAAACGCAGATAAACTTTTTGATATCTACCAAAAATCAAGAAAAAAAGATTTAGAACCTAAATCTTGAGGAGATACTATGCAAATAATAAATGATCCAAGTAGAGCAAGTAGTCTCGCTTCATCCTTGGGCTCTGGTTTAAATAATTTAATTGAATTTAAATTAGCAGATCTTACAAAACAATATGAACAGAAACAAGAGCGTTCTAATTTTGCTAAAACATGGGAGCCTATATTAGGAAAGCAGTCGGCTTATTTTTTAAGTAGTCTCGCTCCTGAAGAACGTAAAAATGCTATGCAGAATATCGGTTCATTAATTCAATTAAATGAACCACCAAGTTCTGCAGAACAAGTAAGTGGTATGCAATCTTTAAGTAATAATCAATCACCTTATCAACAGCAACAATTTGGTCCAGAAGAAGTGCAACGAGTTGGGAAAGAAAATTATATTAATAAATTACTTGGTCAACTTGGTCCGCAACAACCAGGAATGATGCAACAGCAACCGCAGCAATCAATGCAGCAACAACAACCTCAACAACAAATGGCTCCTGGTATTACTTCTGAAAAAGCAAAGTTAATTGAGAATTTATTTTCTACTCCTCAGCAAAAAAGAGAAAAAGAGAAACTTGAGTTCCAAAAGAGACAAGAGAATATTAAAGAAAAACAATTTAATATTAAAGAAACAAAGAAGTATGTAGATGCTCTTAAAGATAAAGAAAAAGCTGCTAAAGAGAGTGACTTAAGGCTTAAGAGGATGAAGCATCTTATAGATAAAGGCAATCTTCCTAATGCAAATTTATGGTCATTTCTATCTAAAATAGAAGATATTGGCCCATTAGCTACTGGTGGCGTAGGTGCTTTAATTGGTTCAGTTGTTCCTGGAATTGGTACTGCAGCTGGAGCTGGTGTTGGAGGATTAGTAGGTGCACTTAGTGGACCATTAGCAGGAGCGGCTAAATCATTGATAAAATCAGGAAGTCCTGATATTGAAGAGTTTGAAAAATTAACATCTGATTTTGTTAAAAATGCTAAACAATATTTTGGTTCGCGCTTAACTGATGCTGATTTGAAAATTTTTATGCAGACTTTACCTACTTTAATGCAAACAGATGCTGGTAAAAAGAAGGTTATTGAAAATTTAACTTCTCTTAATGAGTTAGCAGAGATAGAAGCAAAAGCTGCAAGGTCTATTATCAGAGATAATGGTGGGATACCGCCATTAGACATAGAACAACAAGTAAAAGATAAAATTGAACATAAGATTGATAAAGTAGCAAATAGATTTATTTCAGTATAATTATTTTTATATGTGTAAATAGGTAGATGATAAACCATATCCATATGATTTTTGTCATCTGCCTAATCCAAGGTTTATGGCTATTGAAAATTTCTACTTGTTTGTATAACCACTGCGGTATTTCTATATAACATTTTTCCATCTTATTCCTTTAATTTATTTTAACAGTCTTTGATACACATTCCCATAAATATAGGATCAACTTCGAAGAAACGAGCTTCTACTGTTACATAACATTCAACATGACACCATGAAGATCTATTTTCAACGGGTAAATGGAATGGTTTACTTTCAATAGCTTTTATTTCTTCTTTAGTTCTTAATCTAAAATAGCCTAGACTAGCTCCTA